TAGACGCCTATCCATATGAACCGCTTTTGGTGCGGAACCTATGGACGTGAAGTCCCAATTTGGACTCACGCATCGCTTACGCTGGTAGACTGTGGTGTCAAGCCTGACACTAATACAATCACCCAGTTTACCGTCACGCCAACGAGGCGGAACGGTTACCCAGCCATTAAGGAACGACAACCAAACCCCTAACGGGTTATATAATCGTCGTTTTTGTCCTTTGGGGCACAAGACTTTTTGTCTATCATGATCGAAGCGGAGGTTAAAGGGTTTTGCCCTATCCGCTACGTACATAATACTCTGAACAGACTTGTTAAGCTTTCGCTTCTTAAGCATGCTCAAAGGAATCTTCACCCCGGCATCGTCATTCTCCCCGAGTGGCACCGGTTGAAACGGTACATGTTCGAGGAGGTGATTTACAGTCCGAGACAAACTAATGTCTGTCCTAGCCGTGAAATCATTAAGACGATTAATCAAAACAAAGTAATCCTGACGAGTCTGTAACGTCTTCACGTATACACCTCGGATATCAGTACCGGAGAACCAGTCCTGACCACAGGATTCTCTGAAGGGGCCGTCGTTAAACGACTTTGATGTATTCACAATAAAACCGAGCATACCGAGTAGGCGACAGATAAGTTCGTAAGCTTTCCGCTCACAAACGATATCGTCACCAAAAACTCCGTAATTACCGGCATCCATCCTAGTAGGTCTCCTGACCTCTAGGCCCAGAATGTTGTAAATAGCAACCACAACTGAGGAGAAAATCAGAGTCTGCAGTGGGAACGTAAAACCATTACCCATTGTAGACACCATCTGTAGGGCTAACGACTGACCGTTATAGTTAGTCGTTTTAGATCTTAGACGACAGATCACTTGGAAAAGTGACTTGTCGAGGACTCTTTCCAGTAAGGTTAGAGCGATCGTATCACTGGCAGAGCTTAAATCTATCGTGGCGTAAGAACCATCGATAGAACCCTGCCTGGTGAGCCAGCGATTGTGGTCCGGCTGGACCTCCAAATCGATTCCGAAG